CATGTTTATTTTTATTTGTTTAAATATGGGTGAGAATAAGGCAGCTACGAAATACGGTTACCATACTATCGGTCTTGGTAATAATTTTTCCCACTAATTAACAACTTTATTCACATCTTTTAGTACACTTTCTTTTTTCAAATGCATAGTGACATTATTCCATTAAGAATAACATTAATCACTGGTAATATGTTTATGCAATTGTATTAATTTTAAAATACTATTCTTATGTTCAGATAACCATACTAATGTAGAATGGTAGTTGAATTGCTAATCCACATGGTTTAATTTAATGTTTTTTACAAAATAAGTGTTCATAACTTTTCAAAATGTGTCTGCTGGTAATGGGTATTATTTTCAGTATTTAAATATACTATACATTCATTCTATGGCTACTTTTAGCACTTACTTTGATTCTTAAATTGGCATTGGTCTAGTATGTAAAGGATATTAAATTTTAGTATAAAATTACATTTCTTTAAATTACGAAGGTATCATTTTACTAATTATTGTGCTTCCAACCTTGTTATCTTCAAAATTTATTACACACTAATCTATTTAGTCAGTTTATTAGTAAAACAAATATTATAAAATATCTAACTCATCATAATATTAGTTTTATTAATGGTTTAAATTAATTTTAGATGTATTGTGATTTAAATCATTATTTGGTTTGTAGAAAATATCCATTACCCATTAAACTATATGTTTTTATTATGCATTTTACATTAATATCTATTATTAATCATATTTATCAAACACATATTATACTGGTATGTAATTTATTTTATTTGTATTGCTCTATACAACCCAATCTGATATTGTATTTTAGTGTGCCATACCTTCAATGCTTAACAGTTCATTTTTAATTTTGGTATTTTAAGATAGTACATTATTGATAGATTGGTAATTACTTTCAATTTATTCTTTACTTAATGTGGTTGAATCAAATTTGACATAAGGGTCTATTTAGTACTATTATGATTTATCATATAATTAATCATATATTTTTTAATCAATATTTAATTCAACTAATTTCACTGTTTGACTATCCTCATTGTCTATACCTTTACCATCTAATGTGATTTCATAAATAATATTTGGTTAAAAAGTGACAATATAATTGTCTATACATATTGCACTTTGATTATTACAAAAACTTTCTGTTATCTTATTTTTATTTTCCTATGACATTTTAAAATTAAATTTCATCACTTATTTTAATCATATTAAGTAATTATTTTGTCTACAGTCAGACATCATTTGTGATAATAAAGGAGTTAATTACACAACTGATGTTATTTACAATGCATTCATCATAGTCATAAATAAAATACCTTTACTTAAACTGGAATTAATCAAGTTCTATTGATCATTGGTAATTGCACGTATTCAATTGTTGTAATACAATCAATCATCTACATAAGTGTACATAATAAATTTATCTTAATATTTTTCAATTAAATATTTGTCATCTAGTTTTAATTATAAAATATCTTTAGACTGATTGTTGTTGATCAAACTTCCATACACTATATTCCCTTTATATATCTTAATTGCAAATTTATAATCACTTTAAAATTCAGATAATCTAACTATTTTAAGTAAATCATTCATAGAAACAACATTTAAAATTCTTTGATCAATTAATTATTGTACATTAATATAATTGATTAAGTTATAATACGCCAATTATTTTTATTATATTTACATATTCCTTAATAATTTAGTATTATCAAGGTTTTAAATTTGTGTAATATTACTATATGCATTAGCAATTTATGCAACTTATTCATTTGTTTATAGTATATAGTACTTGTTTTATTCTTTGTTGTGCAATGGTAATTATTCTGCATCAAACAATATTATTATAGCTTCACATTATATTTCAACGTTGGTTATCAAGTAATCAAACTAGTCTTCAGTGTTCCATACTGTACCTAATCCAATTTGTAATATACCTTCATTAATAAATATTATAACTTATGGACCAGATGCTACTGGTTATTTTTCAATTTGATGAATAAATCCATTATATCACCATTTTACATATAAATTGGAAATTAATTTAAAGTGGATATGTTATAACCACATAGACTAATCCATTTTGTTCAATTGTTAATACTACTGTATATAAACATTTGAAGATAACATTTAATTGTGTATCATATTACACTACTGCATTTAGTTTCATACTATAGCACTTTCTACTTCAACTAAGTTTGATTATCTTAGTTAAAAGTGATTTTACTATTAATATAGTATATCCAATTGTAACTACTAAATTCTTATAAGTACACAATGATCTGTATTTTCAACTGTTTCACTTTCTGATATTTTCACTATTATAGTTTATTAATTAAATGTCTAGTTTTAATATTTTAAACCAATAAATGTGTCATCTTATAATATTATAAAGTCTTAATTAAAAATGAGTAGTTGGTTAAAAACTTCTTCAATAGATTCATATAATTGGTTGTTATAATTAATATTACTCATATTAAATCAATTTTTTCATATATGTTTTATACAATCTGTAACACATTCATTCCCTATAGGGTTATAATACGTCGAATGTTAAATATCATTTAGTTGAAATTTAAATGGTATTAATTTCCCACAGATATTAGGCTTTGTTATTTTAATATCTTGAAGGTGTTGTGGTAATAATATCTAATTTAATGTTCAATTAATGTTAATTTAGCATTCAAGCTAATTATATTATAGTAATCTAATTAATTAATTAATTATTATTTTATTATGAATTTGCAGCTGTTGTAAACTTATTACTTCTTAATTATTATAATTATTAGTTGTCACATTAATTTAAATTTTTGATTCAATATTTACACATTTACTATCAAGTTGTGATAATAATATTAAAACATCTATAAATTTATTGTTCTAATGCTTGTTTAAAATTAAATTATCTGTTTTGTCAATGCATACCAATAATTTAGTATGCATTATTAAAAGATGACAAAGATGTAGATAAAATTACTAATCAACATCAATATGCAATTATATTATATTCATATTCATCCATGATAACCTTTCCAAATCTTAATCTAAAGTGGTTAATATTTATACTTTCTATTTATCAATAACTTATTCATCATATTTGATTAAAAATTAATTGTCCAAAATTGTTATATATCTTTTTAAATACCATTATGATAATAGTATTGTTTTTTCTTTTTATTTATTTATAACTTGTATTTGATGTCCTATATTTATATTTGATGATTTCTTATCTTACACATTGGATAAAAAGAAAGCATTTTTTTAAAGCACAACTGAGTGGTGAATACTCAAATATCCATCAACTAAGCTATTTATTAAAGTCATTAAATCTTCAATTGTTATACTTTCTGTTATCCATTAACCTAATTTTTCACTAATCATTTCATTAGCTTTGAGTAAAAACTTGCTAAGAATACCTAATATTAATGGCATATTTTCTTTTAATAGCTTGATTTATGAAATGTTTTATAATAAATTACGTTAATTAGTAAATTCAGAGCTAATAACTTATTAATATCAAAACACTGCTAACACAGTTTAATAAATTTCAACTGGTTCAGCTATTTCTCTAAATGTAAACTCATTTTTGTTTATATTATAGTTAAATAATAATTATTTTGCATAATTATACAGTTCATCAAAACTGTGTGCTACCATTGCTCATGTTTATAATTATTAATATAATTTAATATTAATATTTATTACTTAATAGTCTAATATTTTTTTTTAAACTAGTAAACTATGTATATCTAATCATATTATTGGTATTTTAATTGTAACAATATTGCTGTCTTATATATTATTGCTAATGCAGCTAACTATTTACTCTTAACTATTAATTTTAATTAATTACGCTAAATGGAAACCTTCAAAAGATTTTAATATTTTCCACTAATACTTGATATTATTATATTCAATAATTTAATTAATATTGTTATTAAAAAATTTATTATATATTTAAATTGGATTTTCTCAATCTTACATGCATAATACATTAATATTATCAATATATTACCAATGATGGTATTAACCTTATCTTGAGATTGAAGGGTATAACACTAATAATTTTTATGTTTTTTTATATAGTTGTATAATATTATCATCTTCTAACATTAACCAATCTAAAGTCAAATATATTTAATTATATGATTTTACAGTATCATAATGTTAATACTACTTTGTAAAGTTACTTTAACTCATAGCAAATACATTTCGTGGGTTGTTTATTTAAAAATCTTCCATTTTTATATAATGTAAATGTAATGATTTACATGTTTCTAATAGTGTTGTATCATGCAATAATACGGCACATTGTTAGTGTTTGTTGTACTTCAAATATGAGATGATAATAATTTAATCTAATAAGTATTAGAATCCATATTCTACTGGAGATTATTTGGTGATCTGTGTATATTATAACAGTTCCTATTCATGCAAAAAGAAATAATATCATTTATATGATTTATTAGTCATTAAAATTATGTTAGATTGATGTATTTTCTTTTTAAGTATTTATTCTTCTTCATACTGCTATATAATATTAGAAACCTCGGTTTTTTTACTTTTATGAACATGTAATGGTGCTAGTATATGTGAGTCCCAATCTATTTCAACATCCCCTCAAATTGTTTAATATTATACTTTATTTAATTTTTGAAGTTCAAAAGGAGATTAACTAATATCAACTTAGTTAATTTCATCAATTTAAGATGTGCTAAATTATATTGTGGAAACAATACGTTTTTAAAACTCAACTTAACGATATTAATCATATTTTTCTCCATATTCTTTAAGAGTTGTGTATGCATGCTGTATCATGATTTATGTATCATATATAATTTCATCAATTTGAGTGTCATTAGATAATTAAATAAATTTACTCCATAATTATGGTGTTCATTCATTACAACAGAACGTTTCATCTTTATAAACAATTTTTCATGTTTTAATATCTATTATTTCAGCGATAAATTTGCTCGATTTGTATTATTTAATCAAATATCATCATGGGGTTGGCACAATTGGATAAAAATTAATTAATTTTTATTCAATAGTTTCAATAGACATGTAATTAATTATATTATAAAACTTAACAAAGTTTTCAACAGAATTAATGTTATTTTTAATTGAAAAAAGCATATTTTTAATAGATTTTAGTCTCTCCTATACTTACAATGTTTCTGAAACCATTGGTAAGTCTTACAATATCAATTTATTTATATTGCCTAATTTTTTTCCATTTGAATAGCATTCAAGATAGTTGAGTATGTATAAACTGTATTCATCCATTTTTAAAGTGTCTCAATAATACGAAGTAGTTTGCAAATACGTCACTTAAGTTTCTACTTTATAAGATAATTGCATTAATAAATGATGAGTTTTACCACAGTGAATATTTAAAGTTGGGAATTAATGACACCCTTAAATTGAATATAGTACTATAGGTATTGAGTCCATTATATATAAACCAAAAGTATCACCATATATAGATTATACTAAATAATTAATTGTTCATAACTTAGTATAATTAATAAAACTCAATTTATTATTATTGAATATGTTGTTTCTATAGAACCAGTTTATATATTTAACATGCAGTGTGGTCTATTATTTTTAACTAATAGCAATAGCTGTTTATAATGTTGCCCAATCAATTGTGACTTCTCAATTCAAAGATTGATTTATGAATTCTAAGTCATCATTACACAATTCTTACACCATTACCAATGATTGTAGTAATGTATTTAGTGTAGTTTACATTCATATTTGACTAAATTATGCACTATAATCTTTAAGTCCATAATATTCGGCAGCATGGTTACTAATTGTTAACTTAGCTAATGTAATTATAGATTTACTAAGTGTTATAATACAATTGTTAATTTTAAATTCAATACTCAAGTTAACTTTACTGTTTGGTAAATATAATGTAAAAGGTTTGTTATTAAATATATTAAGATAAGCAATTAACTAAAATGTCAAATTGCTTAATTATTAAGCGTTTGTATGTTGTAAATCATTTAGTATAGGCAATACTTCAATAGTAGGGTATTATGCATACTAAAAAGTCAAATCTTAATTATGATTTCAATCAAATAAAAAGTATGAAAACACACTTGAGACTAATTATATATTATTGTAAACATTATTTATTTATGTATTATTAAATAAAGTATTAAGTAAAGAACTTTACTCACTTAATTATTCTTAAGAATATAAATTTTAAGGTTATTAATGTTAATTTTAAGTTTGTGATTATATTATTGAGGCATCATAAATCACCATTTATCAGTTATTTTAATTTTGTGATCAATTTAAATCACTAATCCAAGTTATTAATTTATTTAAATTTTCTTTCAACTGTTTTATCTTTCCTTAAATATCACTTTAAATATTATTTCCAATTTATGCTAGTAATTCACTAGTGTCTACGATTTGGTGCCATAATTTGGAAATACTATTCAAAACATGGTTGATACCAATTTTCATATTATCCCAATTTTCATACAATATTTATATGAAAAGTTCAACTGTGTCTCAGATGTTATCACATTTTTATGTTATAAACAATTTCATAGAATAAATAAAATTAATCATTTTTAGTAGTTTTTGTTTGGAAAAGAAAACACTTGAAAAATTATTTTCTAAAAAGACCAATATATTTTAAATCTCATTGTTATTATCAGTCCATAACTGATGTTGTTTTATATAGTTTATTATAATTTTGATTTTCTAAACTTATTTGTTTGTAATAGAACCAAATAGTGGGTATAATTAGTTGATTGAACTAATGTCATATTTTACAAGTTTGGTCACATCAGAAATGTATTACTTTAATGCAGCACTACTATATTCCAATTGTAATAAATGCTTAATTTATATAGATGTTAAATCACCTATTCAAAGTTTTTCCTACATTATATAATGGCTAACTTAATGAAAGTCTGTCAATTACTTTAGATTTTAATATAAAGTTAACCCAGGTTAATTTAGGTTAAAAAAA